CTTCCCACACTTGTTTATGCTTCACGGTCCTGCGAAGTCAGGGAAGACGAGTCTTATTATCCCTGCGCAAAGGCTCGTGGACCGCGATAACTGGTCATCAGTGGAGCCGCATGAGTTCAAAGGGTTCACCATGGAATCCATGGCGGGGAAGCTTGTGAACATCGTGACCGACATTGATCTGAGTCAGCCCATTAACGACAATCACATCAAAAAAATCGAAGACCGTGTGCCGATCCGAATTGACAGGAAATTTAAGAACGCGGTTCTCGCTCCGCTGCCTGCGGTCCACATCTTCGGCGGTAACGACATCCCCCCCACTTTCGAAAAGGGGTCAGGAGCCCACGAGCGTCGCTGGACCTTCATCCAAATCGAGGGCCTCAAGGTCACTGGCAATTATTCCAAGAGCTTTGCTAACGACACGTTTGAGAAGTGTCCCCAGGGAGTGCTCAACTGGGCGCTGGAGGGCCTGCATGACGTGCTCGAATCCAATGGCCACTACTTCGTGCCGAAGTCAGGGAAGGAAAAAATGGAGGCCTGGCAGACTCAGCATGATCCCGTGGCGCAGTTCATAAAAGAGATCAATGAGGGTGAGGTTCGAGAGTTCACTTTTTCGCCAGAAAGTAGGGTGAAAAGGAGTTCAATTTGGCCCGTTTTTGTGAAGTGGTATTTGGAGTCTTATAACAAAAATGCGCGCATCAGCAAAAGTAAGTTTTTTGAGGCTTTTTGCAAATGTCCGGGATCGCCGAATTTGGTGCAAATGAAAATCAGTGCTGGGGAGCGTTACTTCGTGGGGCTGCGCGACACAGGGGAAGTGACACAAAGCGAAAATAAAGGGAGCCCGAACTGATGGTGCAGATGGTGCAGATGAAAGGGGTAGTGGTGCAGATGAAAAAATCCATTTGCACCAGACTAAGTCCGCGATTCGCGGTTCGTTTTCGTCTTTTGGTGCATTTGGTGCATTATATCTGCAATTAACATATAAGAATAGAATAATAGGTAAAACATATAAATATACCCCATTTTCTATAAAGTATAAAACGTTTTGGGATAGGGGGTAGTTTTGCACCAAACACACCATGCGGTGAGTCAGAGGAGATTTATGAAATTGGAAATTAAGAACGGAATTGGCGCTCAAAAACAGCTTTGGTTTGGGGGCGTTTTGGTGGAGCGCGGGAGCCTTGAAAAAGTCTACGACGGTTTTTCGACTGCGCGGTCCGTTTTGGACATCGCCGGGCTCCCCTATGACTGGGAGCATCCAGGTGCAAAAGGAAGTTCCAGCCGAACGACTGGCACGGTCATCGAGTATAGTAGCTCAGATAAAGATCCATCTCTTTGTCGTACTCAGACCTGAGATCAATTTGTAGGGGCTTCACAGGGGTTCTGTGGTGAAAGGGCTGTCTTGCTTCGGGATGTGCGAGTTGAATTGAAGGACGGGCCTGTTCTGTTCGTTCTGTGAGGAAGCTGTGGATATGTCCAGCCCCCAGGTAGGCCGCGAAGAGGAAAACCACAAAACCGGATAATTTAAGACGCTCCTTGTCAGAATCAGTAAGTGTTAATTTCATATTAAGATCCTTTCTGTCACGAACTTAAATTCGTGGGTGTGGAAAAACCTGTGGAACCTGTGGACAAACGAAAATGCCAGAAGAGGTTCGAATTTTTGTAAATTTCTGGCGGGGAATTTGGGTCTAGAAACATGTGACTGCGGTTCTGATGTATGTTCCATCGAGTGAGTAGATCGGTTGTGAACTGCAATTTTTTGCCGTTCGGTCTTCAGAACTCGGCATTCTCGGGGTCTGGTAAGATTCCCACGGGCCGTGGGCTTGTGAGGCTTGAGGCGCGTTGAACAAAGGCGGTTGAGCAGTCCCGTTCATTGTTTGAATTATTTCTATTCGCCCGGCCTTGTCTACAAGTTTCAAGGCAAGTTCCCGGTCCATTTCTGTTCTTTCGTGGGCACAAGCTGAAAGTCCCAATGCCGCGACGATGAGTGAAAGTTTTAAAAGATTTTTCATGTTAGTTGTCTCCTTGCGTTTTGAACGCGAATGATTTTTTTAAAGCTCGGTACACTTCTTTTTGTTCAGATTTCGGAACTGGTTTCAGGTCTTCAGAGTTCGAAATTGAACTCCACAAGGCCCGATTGTGTTCTGTATTGATTCCAAAACTCACCAAAACGATTGAGTATAGGACAAAGGCAAAAACAAGACTTGAGTATTTTAAAATTTTCACGATACACTTCCCTGTGATGGGTGAAAAAAAGCCAAAAACTTCAACGTGGGAAAATATATACAAGGCGACTGTTCAGCCCGCTGTAGACGCGTGGAATGAGTCGATGCAAGACCCATATTCAAAACCGCGTTCAAGTGAAGAGCAGAAAAATCTTGACCGAAGATCCCCAAGCAAAACAAAAATAAAAGCATACGGTTTCGACAAAGCGTTCGGGTCTGATTCAGACAACTAGGTTTTGCTGAATCAATACACTTCCAAAATTCACGCTTGAACTCGCCCGATCTTGCCTTGTCGGTCCAATCACAATTTTCAGCATCGAGTATCGTCACGAATCCATTTGATTCGAACGCCTTTGCAAGGTCTTCAGCAGTCACGCCTTTGCGCTCGAGATGCTTGTCTTTTATGTACTTGAAAAATAATTCAGAGATTTTCATTCCATCACCCTTTCGAAAGTACAGCCCAACGCTTTCGCGGCTGCTTGTGCTGAATAGGTAAAAGTTTTGAGACCTAGGGCTTTTAAAAAAGCCTTTCCCGCTTCGCATTTTGGATAGATCATATCGTTTCCATAAACTTGTCTTATATAAACTTGAAGTTTCATATTGTGATCCTTTCAACTAACAAAACTCTGATTTCGTTTTTTCTGTAGTCTCGAAAGTTCAAAATATTCCCGTCGATGTCTACAGTTGTCCATTTTGAAACCTTGAGCTTGAAACCAGATTCTTTTAAAACTTTTCGCGCTTGATACATGGACTTGAAAAGCTTTTTGTCATATCCAATGCACATTGAGCTTGTATAAACAGTCGAATTTTTCATATTTTTTCCAATCTAGGTTCAAAAACTGCAACGGTACGGCACCAAAATGAATCATATATACTGAAACTATTTTCAATTTCACCATTTTCTAGGGTTCGCTCGGACCTCTTTGATTCGCTTGAAAAGGTTTTAATATATTTTTCAAATAAATCTTCCGGTTTAGACACTTCGAAAATACCTGAAAAGGTCATTGAAAATCTTCCAGTTTCAGACTCAATTAAATAAACATCATATTTTTTCATACTAGCCCGCCCCATTTAAAAGTGTTGACGATTGTGAGTGTTCAGTCCGAATGACTTTCACGACTCCGGTTGAAAGACAGTTAGGACAATTGAACATTTTCAAAATCATATTTTTGTACAAAATAACATTTTTGAGCCACTGAACTTTATTTGTATACAAGTCGGTTTTGCAGCATGTACAAGTTTTGAAAGGTTTCATATTATTCACCCAATACAGCTTGAATAGCTTGTTTAATGTTTATTTTGTGGCATCCAATTTCAACAATTTCGGAGTCGATTGATAAAACTTCGAACTCACTCAATTTCATACCGACTTGAACTTGTCCTGATTTAAGCATTTTGCAAAACGAAACCGCGTCTTCTAGTTCAACATGTACACCGCGTGGTGATTCAACAATTTTGCCGTTGACTCGAACAGGGTCATAACTCAAACCAAAATACCCGCTTGAAATGTTCATAGTATTTTTACAAGAATACCAAAGTTCAACTTCAGAGGCCCATTTCGCCCTATTTAAAGCGCGTTCAGCATCTTGTTTTGCAGATCGTTCCTTGTCTTTTGCTTCGTGTTTTTTTGTTGTTTCACGACTTCTGATAGCAAGATCGGTGTAAAAAACAGGGTCAAGCTTGAATTGTTTTAATTTAAATGCCGTTGCGTATTGATTAAAACCCTCAATTTTTTTAGTGATGTCATAAATGTCGCTGTACTTTATCCCACGCAAAACGGCGTCGATAGCATCCACAATACCGTTCATTAAATGAATTTCATTCTCTTTTGCTTTTGGATCTAAAATATTGGGAACGTGAAAAACCCATTGTGTGTGTTTTGTTGATGACCACAATTGAGATTTATGTTTTTCGGTAGTTCTTGAAGATTTATTGGAATTGATTAAAACAATTTCTTTATAGTCATACCCAACACCAACTGAAGTCTTTCGCGACATTGGATAGTGAGACCCGTAAGAGTATAAAACACCATTGGAAAAATAGACATTTCGGCTTGAAGTTTTGAAACCCTCAAGATCCCCATTAGTCATGTTGCAATATAGGTGAAACAATTGTTTTGTTGCGTGGACTTTTTTCATAAACATCCTTTCGGAAACTCAACACTTGATTGTGTTGACATACTACTCATCGGAATCAGAATACAAAACTTGAGGGTATTTTGCAAGTATTTTACAAGCATGTATCAATCTAGGAATCAAACGGTTTCGTCTTAATATATAGTACGGGACACGCTGCTCAACGAGCCGTCGAGCAGAAATTCTCCGAACCCAATCCCAAAACCCCTCGAGCCACGATCCACCCATACAGCATCACAAGCCGCGCATGACGATCATTCAATGGTGAGGCGAATACGACGTTGCGCTGTAAGTGATTGAAAGGGTTGTGGTAACTGGTCCGCTGATAATCGTCTCATTTTGGGGGGGCGGGGGGTTCGGAGGTATTAATGGTTATGTGCCACGGGCCGCGATTTTTTTAAAAAAATTTTTTGACAAACGGGCCGCGATCCGAGATCCTCACTTTGCATCTTAGTCACACCAGAGCCTTAAAAACTCTGTCGAAAGATCGCCAAAACCTATAGGTGACTCACGGTTCGGCCCACACTCAGAGTGGTCTAGCGAATTTGGCTCCGTAACAACGCAATATCTGGGAAACGGGCATCTTAAAGCTGGGGAAACTCAGCTTTTTGCTTTTGGGGCTGACGATAAAAATTCATGATAAGTTTATCGGTTCCTGGCCCTGAACAAGCCAGGCGGCCCCACCACTAGAGGTAAGTACTTGCCTCCCCCTAAAAAACGGTCAATCCTGACAGTATGAACCAAAAAGCAAATGTAATGGAAGTTTTGGAACCGGAAGCGGTCGCCAGGACAATTTATGAGTGTCTTACCCCAGTAGTCGCTGGCGCTTTGGATGAGATGCCGGAGGATATTAAAATCTTGCCGCTCATAGAGCTGGAAGATCGTCTTTCACTCACTCCCACTTTGAGACGTTTGAAAATTTCGCTGTGGGATCAGTATCGACGAACCGTTGATCAAAATGCGAAGTACATTTCTCCGACTGCTGTGTGCGAAAATATTTGCTCACTCACTTTTTGGAAGGTCTATGTTGTCAGGGTTCCAGAGGTTCTCGCGTGGCTGTTTCATCCACCAACAAGTTTCGACATCAAGGCTGAAGAGGCTTTGGACTTTGGGATTGACAGACTCAGGGAAGAAATTCTCACAGCCCCCCTATACTCGACAAATCCTGACGGTTCACGCGGAGCTTTTAACAAAGACAACGCGAGTGTAGTTTTGAACGCAATTAAATTTTTGGACGCTCGTGTGAAGGGATCACCTCTTCAGCGAATTGAACAGAAGAGTCTTCACCTGCATAAAAATGCAGATAATATGCAAAAGGGAATTACCAGGGACGAATTAAATCAAGAGCTTGATTCCCTACGCCAGCGACTTGGTGGGGCCGCGCTTCAGATTTCTGCGCCCGAGGAAACTGAGTGAGTATCAAGCAAAAAAAAGTTGTACCACTGACTGAAGCAGAAATTTTTGAGCTGCAAAAGCGCGAGCTTGAAATCATGCGAAAGCTCGTCGAACTTCACGAGGGGCTCCCGCATCTTTATGGTTTCAAGTGGTATCCGTGAATCCAGGAACAGGGAGAATTTCTTATGTGCCGCGAACCAGATTTCGAAGTCCTCGACTCAGATTAGAAAAGCAATTGACTGGGCTACACGTCCAGAAATTTGGAAGGATCTGTGGCCATCACTCATGCCCGGACAAAAGCCGAATCAGTTTTGGTATTTTTACCCGACAAGTGATGTTGCGCAGACCGAGTTTGAAACGAAGTGGGTTCCACAGTTTTTGCCGAAGGGAAAATATAAAGACGACCCTATTTATGGGTGGGAAGATATTTATGATAAAGGAATTATTAAGAAAGTTGAGTTCAAGAGTGGGGTCACGATTTATTTTAAGACCTACGCACAAAAAATTAAGGATCTTCAGTCGGGAACTGTCTATGCAATTTTTGCCGACGAGGAGATGCCAGTCGATTTCGTCCCCGAATTATTCGCACGTCTCAATTCGTCGGATGGGTATTTTCACATGGTATTCACTGCAACACTGGGGCAATTATATTGGTCGAAAACCATGGAGCCAGCGACGAAGAGCGATGAATTATATCCTCACGCTTGGAAGCGACAAGTATCTGTTTATGATTGTCAGTTTTACGAGGACGGATCAGCTTCACATTGGACTGACGCCAAAATTAAGCGAGCAGAGGCCAAGTGTCCCACCGAGGCAGAAAAACAAAGACGAATATTTGGCAAGTTCGTAAAATCTGAAGGCTTGATGTTTCCTTCGTTCGACATGGACAGGAACACGGCTGAATATACTCCACCGCCGAGACATTGGCTGCACTACTCGGCTGTCGATCCGGGGACCGGGGGAGAAAAAGCACATCCGGCGGCAATTATTTTCATAGCGGTCTCACCTGATTACAAACACGGGCGCGTGTGGCGTGGCTGGCGCGGAGACGGACTGAACACCGCGAGCCCGGATATTTATGCGAAGTACAAAGAACTCAGAGGGAAGCTCCCTATGAGTGCGCAAAAGTATGATCAAGCGTCGAGAGAATTTTTTCTACATGTGAGTGGAAAAGGGGAAGCATTCAGTCCTAGCGATAAAGATCACGTCGCTGGATATTCTTTGATCAACACACTTTTTAAATTGGGGATTCTCAAAATTTATGTCGGCGATCCCGAACTTGAGAAATTGATTTCCGAAATTAGAACATTATCGAGCACGGGTGACAAAAGAAAAGCTGCGGATGATTTGTGCGATGCGCTAAGATATGCGTGCATGTCGGTCCCGTGGGACTTCTCAGATTTTGAAGCGGACACCGAACAAAAAGATCAGTTTCAAGAGATAAAAGGCGCGAAAGAAAAAACTAGCTCAGACATTCGTCGCGAATGGTTTATGGGAACCGGAAATTCTACCGAGACCTCAATTGAGGATGAGCTTGACTTCTGGAACGAAGCTCAAGAACCTTAAGATAGTGAAAAGTGAAATGAAATTCTCTGAGCTGAAAAAGCTCATTGAGTTGTGCGGGGATAGAGGTGTATCCGAGCTTCAACTCGGTGATCTCAAAATAGTTTTTGGACGCCAAACCAAGGATAGTCCTTTAACTCCTACAGTTGTCCAAACCAAGGCGACTGAAGTTCAAACCCAACAAATTGAAAAGGAAGCTCTCGTCGAAGAGTCTAAAAATCTCGACGAAGACGACCTTGCCCTCATGCAAATCGAAGATCCGGTTCGCTATGAGCAAATGTTGATTGAAGGGGAATTAGAGGATGATGGAACAGAGTCAGAATTACGACAATCAGAACAGTCAAGAATTGACTCAAGCGCCTTCACCGACAAACCAGAAAGAACCCAAGCGACACAGCATTAGTGAACTGAACTCGCTCTACACCGACGCAGATCAAGCCGATCAAGAAATTTTCACCGAGCAAAGATCAAACATTCTCCTAATCGCAGGGGAACATTACACCAGAAAAAATGCAAAATACTGGAACCGAATCAGAGACTCAAAAGACCTTTCGAATGAACAGAAACTACGCCTCACAAAAAATCACATTCAGAAGATCACAAAAACCTACGTTAATAATATAGTTCAACATGCCCCTTCCGTTAAAGTTACTCCAAGAAATGAAAAAGAATTGCAGGATCAAAAGTCAGCAGAATTAAATAATTCTGTTTGGCAATACGGTCGCGACCGACAAGGGATGAAGCTTAAGACCCAACAATTTGCAAAAGACTACATCGACATGGGTGAAGTCGCTTGCAAACTTTTTTGGAATCCGAACGCAGGTAAATTTTTAGGATTTCGTGCGGAGATGGACGAGGCGGGAAACCCTGTCATGGATGAGTCGGGCCAAATGGTCGCTTCAAAAACTCCGGTTTTTTCTGGCGACTTGATCATTGAGCGCCTTTACTCCTTCAATTTACTTCGTGATCCTTCGTGCAAGGAAATGAAGGACTCAAAAGTTCAGATTATTCGAAAAATGGTCGATCTCGAAGAGGCAAAAGCTCTTGTAGGGGACGACGAAGAAAAACTTAAGTGGCTGAACGAACAACAAGACGAAACTTTTCTAGTTTTCGATGGAAATCAGCAAAATTATCAGAAATCAAAAAATCAGATCATGTTCAAAGAGTATTACTTCAGACCGTGTGTGGATTATCCGCTTGGATATTTCTACATCACCGTTGAAGGTGGAATACTTTTCGAAGGTGAGCTGCCTTTTGGTGTGTTTCCAATTATCTATGAGGGCTTTGACGAAATTCAGACAAGCCCACGACACAGATCAATCGTAAAACAGCTTCGTCCATATCAGGCTGAGATAAATCGTGCGGCTTCGAAAATTGCAGAACATCAAGTGACCTTAGGCGATGATAAAATTCTGATTCAGAGTGGAACAAAAATCACCACGGGCGTTCAGCTTCCGGGTGTTCGTTCGATCCAGTACTCTGGAATCGCCCCACAAATTTTGCAAGGACGAGCTGGTGATCAGTACACGGCATACGCGGCCTCTCAGATTAAAGAGATGTACGACATTGCCAACATTGCTGAAGACTCAGTACTAAAAGAGATGGGAAAAATGGACCCTTTCGGTCAACTTTTCGCATCCGTGCATGATAAAAAGAAATTTACACTCTACACTGACAAATTCGAGGGCTTTTTATGTCGAATTTGCGAGACATACCTCACACTCGCACGTCAGTATTTTCCAGAGGACATGCTCGTCCCTATGATCGGGCGTTCTGAGCTTGTGAACATTCAAGAGTTCAAGAACACGACGGATCTTGCGTACTCAATAAAAGTTGAAGCGCAGACCGATGACATTACGACGATGATGGGCCGACAACTTACAATAAATCACGCTCTTCAGTATGTGGGCTCGCAGCTTGATAAAGAGGAGATCGGAAAACTCATGCGGCAAATGCCATTTGGAAATTTCGACGAATCTTTTTCTGATATGACGATCAATTATGACTCTGCGGTGAACATGATACTTGCCCTTGACAGAGGCGAACAGCCGATGCCGAATAAATACGATGACGGGCCGTACATGATAAAAAAATTAACCGCTCGTCAGCGCATGAGCGACTTTAAATTCTTAAATCAACAAATTCAGCAGAATTACGACATGCTGATTTCTATGTACGAGGATCTGGAAGTA